GATGAATCTGGTTCAAATGCTCTCTGACATTGAGTCGAGGGACCTAAACGTCGATATTGAGCCTATCAAGCATCTTTTGTCTTCTGTGAAGGGCAAGAACTTTCATCGCACTCTTCGCACGTCGCGTTGGGTGTGTGATTATAATGCGTGGGGGACGGTGACTGGCCGACTTTCGACAAAGCCTAAGTCTTTTCCGATTTTGACGATGGGCAAGGAGTTCCGAGGGTGCATTAAACCGAACAATGATTGGCTTTTGGAGCTTGATTTCAATGCAGCAGAGTTGAGAGTGCTTTTGGCGCTGTCAGAGCAGGATCAGCCACAAAATGACATCCACGATTGGAATGTTCAGAACGTTTTCAACAATCAATTGACCCGTGAAGACGCAAAGACAAAGACTTTTGCTTGGTTGTATTCTTCCAACGAAAACAAGCAGTTACAGAAGCTTTACAACAAGGATTTTGTTCGAAATAAGTTTTGGGATGGCTTCAAGATCAAGACAGATTATGGTAGAATAATGGATAATGTAGACGAGCATCACGCTCTCAACTACATTGTACAGAGCACCACGATTGATATGGTGCATGAACAGGCATATAAGGTTTTTAAGCTTTTGGAGGGGATGAAAAGCAATGTCGCGTTCCTTATTCACGACGCAGTATACATCGATCTCGCAAACGACGAACGACAGGCGATTGTAGAAATACTTGACACGTTCAAAAAAACCCGCTATGGTAACTTCAAGGTCAATGTCTCGGCAGGCAGGAACCTAGGGGAAATGAAGGGATTGAATATTAGAGCATGATTGTTGTTGGATTAGGAAAAGCAGGCCGTAATATTGCGAAGGCTTTTTCAAAGTTCCCGCAATATGAAACTTTTACTATCGATACAAACGACGACGCAAGCATTATGATTGAGGAATGCTCTTCTCACGAAGAGTATGACGCAAAGTTTCCCCACCTAGAGTTAGACATACAAAACGAAGAAGTTTTGGTTGTTATTGCTGGCGCAGGAAAGATCTCTGGTGGCTCTTTGCGTTTGTTGGAGCAACTTCAAAACAATAAGGTTACAGTTCTTTACATTGAAAGCGATCTAACGATTATGTCTGAGATACAAAAGAAGCAAGAAAGAATTGTTTCTTCTGTTCTTCAAGAGTATGCTCGTTCAGGCGTGTTAGAGCGTATTATTATGGTCAATAACGCGCACATTGAGCGAAGCATTGGCGATATGTCTATTATTGGTTATTACGATACTCTTAACCAAGCGATTGTAAATATCATTCATATGACAAACGTATTCAAGCACTCAGAGCCTGTAATCGGCAACTTTATTACACCGTCAGAGTTGTCTCGTATCTGTACCATTGGCGCAGTATCATTAGAGGGCGAGGATTATACTCAGTACACAGAAAAATGGTTTTACCCCTTGACAAACACCAAGGACGTAGTGTACTATTACGGTATTGGCGAGGATGATTTGAAGAATGACGGCACTCTGTACAGAAAAATTAACAACTTTGTTAAGTCTAGGCTTGACACGGGGACGAATGTATCGTATGGTGTGTTCAGAACGAGTTACGAGCAGAAATATTGTTATTGCGTTCGTTACTCTTCTATGGTACAGTATATTGACGAACTTCTAGACGATCAGAAGATTGGCTGATCGTACTCTAACCCAAGAAAGGAAATAAAAAATGGGTATCAATCTAGACAAAATGCGAGAGAAGCTCGCAGCCTTGCGAGGTGAGGGTAAGGGTGGAGACTCCGTTTTCTGGCGTCCCGAGGAAGGTGAGCAGGATATTCGTATCGTGCCTACTGCCGATGGCGACCCCTTCAAAGAGATGTGGTTCCACTACAATGTTGATAAGGGCGGCTTCCTTTGCCCAAAGCGTAACTTTGGCGATAACTGCCCCGTATGCGAGTTTGCTTCTCAGCTATGGCGTGAGGGCGTAGACAACAACGACGAGCATTCTAAGAAGACTGCAAAGTCTCTTTTCGTACGTCAGCGTTTCTTCTCACCGGTTATGGTCCGTGGTCAGGAGGATGAGGGAGTTCGCGTCTGGGGTTACGGAAAGACCGCATACGAGAATCTTCTTTCTCTTGTACTCAACCCTGAGTATGGAGATATTACTGATACTGAGTCAGGCACTGACCTTACTCTTACTTACGGTAAGCCCCCTGGAGCGTCGTTCCCTCAGACAAAGCTGGTCCCGCGTCGGCGTTCCTCCGCTCTCTGTGAAGATCTAACTCCAGATAAGTGCGCAGAGCTTCTTGACAGCATCCCCGATTTTGGTGGGCTGTTTGAGCGTAAGACGACTGCTGATGTTCAGACAATGCTTGATAACTTTGTTAACTCGCAGGTTGATGATCCAGAGTCGGTTTCTAGCGAGACCACGAAGTATGGCAACAAGAACAACGATAGCGAGGTCAACGCCGTCGATGCCGCCTTCGCAGAGCTTGGCGCTCTTTAATTATCCCCCCCGCAGGGAGGCCCGGGGTTACAGGGGCCTCAATCTATCACTATAATAAGGGAGTTAAAAATGAGTGATTTTGTAAATCGGCTACGAGAGCTAAATGTTGACACGAATACTTTTGTAACCCTCAAGTACAGCGAGGGTAATGATGTGTGGCACATCAACGAAGGGCATGTTACACTCTGTTCGCGAGACTGCAACTGCTGGCTTGCTTGCAAGTTTGCTTGCTTCTGGCGTTCCTGTATATGGTGGCTGGGGCACTCCAAGCGTTGGCAACGATATTCTTAATAATCTACGCGACAATGGAGAGCTTGATGATTACGAGCGCGGAGAGGGGTATTTTGAGGAGTACATTACCGAGCGTCTTGCTGAGACCATTTACGATGGTGAGTATTCTCTAGAGTATTCAACCGAGCAGTATGATTACAAGCGTGGTCGCTGCGATATCTCTACTGAGGTTCAGGTTCGTATCAGCGATATCTTCAACGCTGATGCTGCCACCACCGGTCGCTTTCAGTATTTTGATGCCGACACTTTTGTTTCCGCTTTTGAGGTTTCTGTCGAGACCCCTAACGGAACTCTAACACTAAACTAGAAAGGAAATAGTATGTTCAAGCGTGTAAATATTGCTACTTTTGTAACATTTTTGGCTTGCCTTTTTGCTATCAGCACGGTAGTATTAGGTGGCTGTCCAAGTGCAGAGGCCGATGATGATGACTCATCTGTAGCTGATGACGATGATTCATCCGTCAACGACGACGACGATTCAGCTGCCGATGATGATGATTCGGCAGGCGACGACGACGATAGCGCGGAGTGATGCGATGATCATTGTCGCCGTAATTCTGTCGGGTTGTTCAATATGGTATCTGTCAGGGTTACTGCGACAGATCAGCGAGATTCAGGAAAGTCTTTCAGCATTACATAAAGATTTTGCTGAGGAAATGTATAAAAGATACATGTTAGAAGAAAGGGATAAAGATGGCGAAGAGTAAATCAAAGGCTGGCAAGATTTCGATTGACGGTCTACGAAGTCTCATTAACAAGACTTCAGGAGTGGAGTGTGCCCACAATCTAAATCAAGCAAACCCTACCGAGGTAAAGGAGTGGATTCCAACTGGCTCACGCTGGCTTGATTCCATTATCTGCCGAGGACAGCTGGCTGGTATTCCAGTCGGCAAGTTTACGGAGATTGCTGGTCTTGAAGCAACAGGAAAGTCTTTTATGGCTGCGCAGATTGCTGCGAATGCACAGAAGATGGGTATGAATGTTGTTTATATGGACTCAGAGTCTGCTATTGACCCGAACTTTTTGGAGCGCACGGGATGTGATTTAGAAAACCTTATTTACGTTCAGGCACAGAACGTTGAACATGTCCTTGAGACAGTTGAGGCAGTTTTGCATTCAGGAGCAGAGCGAACTTTATTCATTTGGGATTCACTTGCCCTAACCCCGACTGTTTCAGATGTAGAAGGAGATTTCAACCCGAACTCTACAATGGCTGTCAAGGCTCGTGTTCTATCAAAGGGAATGTCAAAGCTGACGGTTCCAATCGCAAACACACAGTCTACGTTTTTGGTTCTGAACCAGTTGAAGACAAATATCCCACAAGGTCCAAATGCACGTATTGTTGCTATGACGACGCCTTATATCACTCCGGGTGGTAAGTCAATGCATTACGTTTACTCCTTGCGCATATGGTTAACAGGAAGAAAGGCAAAAGCTGCCTTTATTGTAGATGATAGTGGCTTCCGCATTGGTTCAGAAGTAAAAGTTAAGTTGGAGAAGTCACGATTTGGAACTGCCGGTAGAAACTGTGCTTTCAAGATTCTTTGGGGTTCAGGCGACATTGGCGTACAGGATAGAGAAAGTTGGTTGGAAGCAATCAAGAGTTCCGACAATCTAAAGCAAGCAGGATCTTGGTATGCATTGGTTTATCCAGACGGCACAGAAGAGAAGTTCCAGTCAGCCCATTGGTTAGATAAGTTAGAGGACGATAAATTTAGAAATCGAGTATTTGAGATTATGGATGAGGAGATTATCAAGAAGTTTGATAATCG